ACATTCCGTTCACATAAATAGAAAAGTTTGTACCATCGCACTTCAAACATATCTGATTATAAACATTTAGAAGAATAGGGTCTGTAGACAGTATATTGGCAGTATATGTTGAGTGAGCCCATGCCCTTATTTTGTGAGTTGATGTATCAACTCCAAGCCAAAAACCGCCGTATATGCCTCCCTTTTCCATATGATTTATGAAAGGTGTGTACAGAGAATTAGGGGATATTACTTTTACATATACCTCCAAGGTAATTTGTTTGTTTTGTGGAATTTGAATGGAACCAATAGTTGCATAATCATCAACGCCATCAAACACCACTCCACCTAATCCGTCACTACCACTTATATTGGTGTACGAAAAATTAGATGGCGTCGCATTATTGCTTAATCCACTTTTATCTATCCATAAATCCGTAGGTGGATCATTCGTAAAGTCTTTTCCATCAAGCCATAATATAAGTCCTTCAGTCACTATTGACTTTCTAAGTGTTTTTGCAAGTGCGCGTTCAAGCGGATTTTGTGCGGCAGGAGATTGCAACCACACGTCCGGAAGGCAAAACTGATAACCTTTCATATGCCCTCCTTACGCGTTAATTTGTGCCAATTGCGAACTTGCATTACTTGCTTTTGAATAAGCTAATACATCCATAATTTTTCTCCTTAATCAGCAACACCTAGTTCGTGCCATGCTGTTCCATCACTAACATAAACTTTACCAGTTTCATAAACATAAACCTTTGCGGTTGGTATTGCTTTAATTTCTGTGTCTGCTGCGTACTCAGCTGCGGTCATGTACCATACTCCATCTGAACTATTCTTAACCATTTTTTTTCTCCTTTGGATGTATTTTTTTGTAATGATTCATAAGGTCACTATGTTTTTCAGCTTTGAAATCACACTTATTACAGTGATAAAGCGTGTTGTTTTCATCTTTAATGTGGATTGTTTCTTCTTGCATTGGTTCATTTATTTCTGACTCAGTTTCTACATGTTCGAACTCAATCGGTTCTTCTTGTACCGGTTCAACTTCAATTGTTTTAAATCGACTTTTAAGTTTCAAAATCAACTTTGGATTTTCTGTATCTAATACACCATTAACAAACTTTCCAATTTGTCGGTGTGTTCTTTTATCAACTATGACCAGTTCTTTCGGATCGGTTTCATTTACAATGAATCTCATAGTCCTCCTTAGAAAGATAAGGGGAGTGTTACCTCCCCGTATCATTAACATTAACCTGGAAGTTCAACCACGTACAGTTTAAGAGCATGTTCAGAAGTAAGCTTCTTTCCAGAGGCAGGAGTCGCTGTGAATGTCATTAGACCAGCTTTGGTCTTCATCTTGGCATCCTCAACAACGAACCCAGTAAGACCGTTCTGAGGGCAAACCAAAGTAACAATACCACCCATGTGGAAGTCACCAGCAGCTGTGGTAATGGTAACTGAGCCATGCGTATTTGCAACAGATGCGAACACCATAACTCTGTTACCAGCCTTGGTAGGTGTGTAAGTAAAGTTCTGAGGGTTATTTGCCACATCCTCATCAGCAGCGTTAGCTGTTAATCCGTAGATTGTGTTAAATGCAGCCATAGTTGATTTATTACAAGCAATAGCAGCCATGTTTTATTTCTCCTTTCGAAATTAGTTTACATAAATCAGATTGTTGTCTCCGCAACGAACGTGAGCGCATTTGATACAACTTCCTTCTGCTTAACAATTTTCGCTCCCCATACGGCCAAACCTGCACATCCGACAGCAAAGTTGTTTTGAATGTCAACAACCTTAGTTTTGAGAATCTGTTGTGCAAATGCGATGGAGTTTTGTGATCCACCAAGAATGTTCGGAACTTGTGTTTCGCCTGTAGATGTGAAGTTGATGTTGTTTGAAACATAAACTTTGAATCCAAGGAAGTCAGCAAACTTAGTACCATCAGATACACCGTCAAGACCATCATGGATTTGGAATTTTACACCAGCTAAAAGTAAACGTTCTTTAACAATAGGAGAAATGGCTAACCATCTTCCCATGCTAGAAACATTAGCTTCGTCCAAAACTCTTGCCATGCGAGCAATAGCAGAGAAGATTGTTACGGAGGTAACACCAGCTTCGGTAAGAATAGTACCGGCACCAGTATCAAGATCAAAGATTGAAGAATCGATTGTGTCACGAAGTCCATATGTTGCTGCATCAATCTGTCCACCTTGAATGTCCATGCTTGCCTGGAAGTTATCAACATCCAAGATTTGGAAAGAAAAGCTATAAGCTTTATCAATCAGCATAGCAATTTGAGCATCTTTTACAGATTCATATGTAAAATCAGCACCGGTGTATGCAGTAATTGTAGGAGCAGCCATAGACGGGAAGTAAACTGTGTCACCCATTTTTGTGATAGGTGCATCTATAGGTGCGGTACAGATTTTTGTTGCAACAAGACTTTTCTCCAAGTCACGAAGAATTTTACCAGATACCAGTTTAGGTATCGTGGATTGTAATGAATAAGCCATATTAATACACTCCTTTTAAATTATTTTTTTATTTCCAATGTTTTCTGGACGCATAAATTTTGTCGTAGTTATCTGCGATTTCTTTCGTTGTCATATTTGCAACTCGTTCTTCTGAATAGTAGTCAGGGGAAGCTAACCCACCACCAAGAGTCGAACCAGGTGATGCAGCTGCATTTGTTTCGTTTTGAGTATTTACCGAGAGTTTTCGTTCAAGTTCAGCCATTTTTAAAGTAAGATTTGTACGGTCAAATCTCGAATAAGCATGTACAAGTGGAATCCCAGCGTTGACATCATCCCAAACAGATTTTGGTATCGTTTCCGCATTTACGTTTGGAAACTCTTTGAGAAACTCTGATGCTTCACGATCTCTGCGTTCCTTTGCAGCAACTTTTTCTTTTTCCGTTTGTGCTTCTTTTCTGAACTCTCTCGACTCGATGATTTCTTTGGCAAGTTCATCTGGTATGCCTTGACTGACCAGTTCTGAACGTTTTGCTTCTTCAGCAGCTTTCTCTGATTCACGTTTGTACTGTTCAACCGACATCCCAAAGTTTTTCGCCATTTTCTCCACAAACTGTTTTTCTTGGTTTGCTTCTTCGAATTGACTCTTCACACGCTTATAATCAGCACCTTGTTGTGCAAGAGCGATTAATTCATCGTATGGAACTTCTTTTTCTTCATGAAGCACCTTTATTTTGTGGAGGTCTGGTTTCTTTTCCGGAATAACCTCTTGCACTATGGTTGGTGCTGCTTCAGTTTGTACCGGAGTTTCTATGTTTTCGGGCATGACAAGATTCGCCTCTGGTTGGGCGATAATTTCTTCTGGCATATATATTCCTTTCTTCCTATGGTTGGGAAGTTATTGGGCGTTTGGTTGAGGTGCGGATGCTCCTGCATTTGGTGTAGGCATTTGCATCTGTTGAGGTTGACTTTGTCTTTGTTGTAAGATCATCTCTATGACTTTGCCTTCCATTTCTTCTTTAGGAAGGTTACGAATAGATTGTTGCACTTCCGGAGGTAAGCTTTTAACAAAGTCTGCCATGAACATGTAAAGAACTTGTTTAGTTTTATCAGATGCTTTAAGTTCTTCAAGCAATCCTTGTTTGTTCGGGAAGATAGTGTCAGGAAGTCTTTCAAGATATTGAATAGGTGTGATCAGTTTCTGAGTAAGCATAGTATCAAGAGTCTGAACCGTACCAACTTCACTCCAATAACTGGATGCTCCGACATCGATTCTGACCGCAAGATCAACAGAGTCTAGTGCAGAGAAGTCAAACGTTTTCCGTACAGATTGACCCATGACCGTTCTGACTATTTTCCTTTCGCCATAGTTTGCTCTCATCATGTCAAGATGAACCAATACCATATCTTCAACAAACTGGTACAGATTCGCTTTGACATTTTCAAGAGGAATTGCAGCGTTTTTGGTAACAGCAATAATAGCCGATTTGTTCTCCGGACGAATATCTCCCATGAACGCATCGGATGCACCGAGCATATCCTTGGTGTATTTGATTGTGGTATCAATAACAGACATCACATTTCCGCTTTGCTGCGCCCCATCAAGGAACTTCATTGCTCTACTCACATCACCGTTAACACCATAGGATTGTCCTATTGCATTTGACGGATTCTGTATAACCGACTTATCATAAACAAGTCTTGGAAATGCTGTGTTCATCAGCGAAACCATGACAAAAGCGAACATCTTATTGATGAATATTTGGTTAGGTTTCAACCCAGTACAAGGTGCTTGACCATGATATGAGTTCTTTCTGCCATCCCAATTCATCCAATTAACTGGATATCTCCTAAGTTTTGTGTCTGTTTTGTCGATAAATACAACGTTCCTGGTTGATTTTCTCCAATAAACGTGACATTCACCGTCTTTATCCCATTCTTTCCAGAACTTTAAGAGAACTGTACATTTGTCAGAACCGGTTGATTCTATTTTTGACCGATCCCCCATTTGATTCTCAGTATCCCCATCTGCTCCGATAAGTGCGATGGTTTCCTCTGTTGCTTTGTTCGCTTTTGCTTCTCGTCTTACATCTTCTACCAGTTTTCGGAAAGGTATAATGATATAAGGTTGAGATTCAACACGATTATCGTTTGGATTCCCAAAAATAACATTGGTTCCGTCAACCAGTTCAACAGTTATGTCACCTTTACGTTCCATTTTTCTGTTTTTCGACATATCAAAGTATGAATAAGCACAGGCATCACCGGTTATGAACCCATCGACCAAAGCTTGTCTGAGAAGAGAGTCTATTTTGTTCCGTTCCCATACGATTGCTTCAGCATCTGTTGCAAATCCAGTTACTTCTCGTGCCAAAACTTCACTTGCATCTTCACCATTTTCAGAAACATTGATTCCTGTCACTTGTGCTGCAATCTTTTGAGCCATAACACTTGCAATAAAGTGAGAACCGATACGTTTAAACTGGTTGAAAACAGGTGTAGGTAGTCCGTTTGCTTGAACACCATGCCATTGATCACCAGAAATCATGCGTTCGTTCGAATTGTTTGTTTCGTAAAAAGGAGGAACAAGCGAATTGTTGTATTCAATTCCGGCTGTTCGAAGATTCCAATCTTCAGTTAGTGCTTCTGCTTTTTTTAGTTTGTTCATAGTCCTCCTTCCTACTTAGTTCGGCTCATCTCAAAATCCGGTTGAAGTTTTCCATCATATTGAAGAATGTTTTGAAGACTTTGTGCCATTGCATCTCGGATCACATCATCTACAGGTTCCGTATTCATTGGAGTATATGAAACAGGCACATCTTTTCGGTCATTCACTCCATCCAAATAACCCTTCCGATATGCCTCGTTTGTCATTGTTATGATTTCTTGTGTTGTCATGGTTTAACCTCCATCAAATAATCAAATCCAAGCCGATTACATTTCTCACAAGGTTCTTTAATTCGTTGCTCCCGGTCTTTTCTGATTATTTTTATTCCCGGTATATCTATATAATTTTCATAACATTTTCGGCAAAAAGTTCTAGTTTCCATGTTTTCCCTCCGTTTTTAGGCAACAAAAAAAGGGCCACCCTAACAGCAATTAAGCTGAAAGAATGGCCCTCAATGAGGCTCTATTTTTATTTATTTTTTAAATTCTATTTGATTCATTTCAGAACATCGTGGACATTTTGTTGTAAATAGTATTTTATCTGTTTCACAACTTGCGTTTAAAATAGGAACAATTATTTTATAATATCCATGTACTATACCCAACATTTTATTACAAGAAGTGCATCTTACATATATATCCTTATTTTCCGCTTGTGTTGTCATTACCATCCTCCCATATAATCATTTGTAATCTGTCCACCTGTGACGGACTCCTCAACTGGTTCATCCCAAAACGATGATTTTTGTGCATCCTCGACATGTTCAGTCGGAACAGTTCTGGCAGCGCAAAAATACCGAATTGCAGATGGTGCATGAGTAAGTTCATGAGGAGAATCAGCAGCATCATTCGGATTGTGTTTGTCTTTTTGTATCGAAAGCATACATCTCCATAAGTTTGGAGCAGCACCTTCTTCTATGACCAAATCTGACTTGAATACTATTTCTCCGGTAGATTCGTTTCGTGTTTCTCTCGGTAGTAACCATTCATGCACAGCCATCCATCCACCTTCGTGAGAGTTGGTAGCTTGGTAAAGCGGAACACCATTTTTGGCGAAAGTTGTTGCAGCCGGAAGTCCTGTATCTTGCCTCCTCCACCATAAGTCAGGAGGGGCATAAGTCACAGAGATGTTGTCACCAGCATTAGCTTGTAAAATAGCTTTACACGCTTCAGACATCGTTAGGTTTGATTGGTATAGTTCACGATAGATTCTTGCCTTACCATGACCGTCAATAGCAACCCAATAACAAGCGAGCATATCCATACCGTAGTCAAGAAACCTTATACGCTGATGCCATTGTGGAATCGGCTCAGGTTTGACGAGGTGTATGTCTGCTCTCATTTCCGGGAACATTGCTCCACCTGGAATTAAAAACGCTTCTTCTTCTGTTGCCGGATATTCTGCCATAACAGCATCACCAAGAGCGTTCTTTGTTTTGACATACCATTCAGCGGTTCTTCTCGGGTCCGTATTCCAACCAAGAAAGATCCGGTTAAAATCATTCTTGCCATCAACCGAATCCATCCAGAGTTTTTCAAAGAGTGATCCACGATTCATTGTTGAGATGCCAATAACAGCACCACCGGTCGGTCTGTTTACACTAGGAAATATGGACGCCCAAATCTCTTCTGCCCAACTCTGAAATGCCCATTCATCAAGGATGATTAGGTTTGCAGTGAATGATCGTCCACTATTTTGCCCAGCCGGCATTGATTGAAGCGTTGATGGTTCGCCACCTTTACGAAGAACCGTTACGATTGATGTTGTCATATCCCAGCAAGGTATGTTTCCCTCAGGTTTACTTCCTTCGGTCATCATCCAACTTGGGAGGTGTCGCATGATGAATCCAACACGCCTTGCCATTTCCTTTGACTCTGTTTCTCCTCGGCTCATAACGATTATTGATACACCAGGTTTCTTCCACATTAACCAAGCAGCATAAGCTAAAGCCAGCCATGATAAACCAAGCTGCCTTGCTTTCAGTACCACGTTCAGTTTGAATCCTTGAAACTCGTTCAATGCTTTTTTTTGTCCATCCCAAAGATGAAATTTGACCGCCAAGGTTGGACTGTCTCGATCCTCAATGTATACAAAATGTTCTACCCATCTCTGAGCATCTGTTGAACAGACATCTATTTCAAGTTGGTGATGAAGTGCCTCTAACTGCGCAGAGGTCATTTCAGTTAGAGCTTTCATGCGTGTTCCTCTCTAAAATAATCGTTTGATATTGTCTTGGAGTATCTGGTTTATTGCTTGTGAAAATACCTCAACCACTCTCTCTTCGTTTTCCTCAAAATCCATACCAGAGTTCTTTATGATCACATGACACATCTCATGCCACAGCGAAACATTCGCAACCTCTTCTGACATTGCCGTTTTGCTCATAGCTATTTCAGCATTGCCATAATCGATTGTTGCGTAACATACTGTATTTCCTAAAGTTACTACATCCTTCCATTTAACCGAATACTCAACACCTGCGATCCTCACCGATTTCGGTATCTTCATTTTGGTTTCCTCCATGTAAAATGGTTACCATTTATTTACAGTAATATCGAAAACGCTTTTTTGGGTATAAAAAATTGGGGATGGGGTCTACTCGTATATGACCCCCCAGGCCAGAAGCCTTGACGGGTACCACCCCCCCTACTGGTTGCAGTTGGTGATGATCTGATACCCCCCTGTATGCTGCAATATATGGTAAAAACAACACCTTTTTATTACCAATTGGGTTGTTTTTGTTCAATGTAACACACGTTAAATCGCTAAGAGTCTTTTGCGGTGCGGGTTACAGCCATTTCACAACATGGTACGAAAATTTAATTTCGTTCAATGTTTGATGTTATCCGGTGTTTTCGTTCTGGTCAGCTGCAGTCTTTTCATTGAGTTTGCTTAACAATGCCAGTAATGAGGCTTTATCGCTTGGATCCATCTCGCTAATGTCATAGTTCGTTGTCTGTAATGAGCCTGTGATGCCGATTTCGGTCGTATCTTTCCAGCCAAAATTGTTCTTCAAATTAAATATTGTGCCGACTGCATTAGCTCTCTCATCAAGTCTGGATTCGTTATACCGCTCTATGATTGACTTTGCACTTTTTAAAGTGTTGAAAAACTTTTCGTCCTTTGCATAGTTTATCAACGTTGTCCGATCTACTCCCAACTTAATAGCAAGCCCGGAAAGAGTCGGCGTTTCTAACCATTCTAGTTTTTGAGC